GGGTTTAGCCAAAAGAGGTTGGGAGAGATGAGACTCATGGGTCTTGACCTTTCGCTTACATCTACGGGTATGTCCATGGACGGCGTAACTAGCGTTGTCCGCTCCAAAGCACGAGGTGCCGAGCGTTTGTCCGAGGTTACAAAGAGCGTATTGCATGAGTGTCTAGAAAACGAAATTGACTGCGTGGTAATTGAGGGGTACTCGTTTGCCTCCCGTAGTGGTCAAGCGTTCAGTATTGGTGAATTGGGTGGCTGTATCAGAATGACGCTGTTTGAATGCAGTATTCCGATTGTTGAAATACCGCCTACCTGCCGAGCAAAGTTTGCAACTGGACGAGGAAATGCATCAAAGGGAGAAGTAATCTCGGCAATCTCGGCAAAGACTGGAATTATTTTTAGCGGCGCTTCGGGCAATGACGAATGTGATGCATGGGTGCTTGAACAGATGGCCATTACTAAAGTAGGATTATCTGCATATCAATGGACCAAAGAGCAACTTTCTTCTTTTGAAAAGATAGATTGGTCACCAATGGAACACTTAATGGAGAATAATGATTTCGCGAAATAGTCCTATTAGTCAAGTAGATATTGAACACGAGTTAATGCGACTCCTTGAGATGTTGGAAGAAGAAACAGAAGCGTTTGAATCACTTGCAGAAGATTCTGCAAAAAAAGAATCTCTCTACAAAGCCAATTGGGCTAAAGAATATCTTTCAGCAAAAGGTTCTATTAAGGAACGTGAAGCATGGGCAGATTACAAACTGGCTGATGAAAACTTTGATTACAAAATTGCAGAGGCTCTACTAAAATCCAAACGTGAAAAACTACTTTCTCTTCGTACGTCTATTGATGCAATGCGAACACTCAACGCTAACGTCAGGGTTCAGGTCGGGCAATGAAAAACAACATTTCAGAGGACCTTAAACTTCTTGCCGTTGAGATGGACTCACTTATCCCGTTAGAAAAAAACCCACGCAAGGGAAACATTGAGGCAATCATGGCTTCCTATGAGGAGTTTGGGCAAATGAAACCAATAGTCGCACGCCCTAACGACAACGGAACATTTACAGTCATTGCTGGAAACCACCAATTAGAGGCTGCCAGACGTCTTGGGTGGAGCAAAATAGCAGTCGTCAAGATGGACGCAAGCAATGACGAAGCAATCGCATTTGCCCTTGCTGATAACAGGACGATGGAATTGGGACACACCGACCCATCTCTACTTAACGACATGGTCATTGACTTGTATCAGGATTACCCTGAACTTTTTGAGGGTCTTGGTTGGGACGAGTTTGAAATAGCATCAATGGAGGAAACGCAGATTGCGTCAGAAATTATTTCCCCTATCGCTGATGCGTACTTTACTCCCATGATTCAAAACCCTGACGGAAATATCCCCGTTAGTGCGCCCATCAATATAAATATTGAAGAATCAGAAGATGGAGTTAGACGAATTGTTGCTGGCAACGATGTTGACCACAATCAGGTGGCAGTTAGCGGAAGCACCCTTGTTTCTCCTGGCTCATCACCGCAAGCAGTGGTTCAATACACAATCGTTTTTGACAATCCAGACCAGCAGCGTAGATGGTACGACTTTGTCCGCTACTTACGAAATGACCCCGGCATATCTGGAGTTACTACAGCAGAAAAATTAATTGACTTTATTGACATGCATACCGAGGTTTAAGATGAACATGGACGAATACAAAAACCGTATCAATAGAGCCCATACCGTCACTGGTGTTCCTTCTTATTGGGAAGAACTTCAAAAGATGACCGAAGAACGTGATTCTCTACTTCGTCAAGTAGACGAACTTCAGGCAGAAGTTTCTCGCCTATCGCAGATTGCAAAATACTAATGACTAAGCAGAGAATGTTCTTGGACATATCGTGCGTTGATGCTGCTCGTCAGAGAATTCGCCATGTCTATGACAACTTTGACACTGTATGTGTCCAGTTTTCTGGTGGAAAAGACTCAACTGCCGTCTTGTATCTTGCTAAAGAAATTCACGAAGAGCGCGGTCTTGGTCCTGTAAAAGTAATTTTCAGAGACCAAGAAATGGTTAGTCCGCTCGTTCATGACTATGTCAATAAGGTCAGACAGTACGACTGGGTTGACATGGAGTGGTACTGCCTTCCGTATCCGCAAGAAGTGTGGGTTCTTGGTGTTAGGGAAAATATCCTTTCATGGGATTCTTTTAGAAAACGAGAAGGTCGTCTAGTTAGAGAAATGCCAGAATGGGCAATTCATGCTGGACATTTCGGTCTTCCTGGTGACGAAGTGATGCCAGAAGGCATTGACTACTACACAATGCAGGGAAAGACTGGAAGCATTGCTTTCATAACTGGAGTCAGGGCAAACGAATCAATGGTTCGGTATAGGTCGCTAGTTCAGAAGATACATGAAAATTACATCGTCTCTCCCTATAAAATGAAAAAGTCAATACCTCTTAAATTTGCTAAAGTCATTTACGACTGGCAAATGGATGATGTTCTTAAATTCATATCAGAAGAGCACGATGCCGAGTACTGCGAGTACTACGACCTTGCCGCCATGACCGGCTCCAATACCCGAGTTGGCGTACCATTGCACGCAGTGGCCATCAGGCGCATCGGTGACCTAGTTGCAACAGAGCCAGGCTTCTATGACACCCTTTGCGACATATGGCCCAACATTGACGCGCAGAGGCGCTGGTGGCCGGATTTTAATATTGAGAAGTTTATTGAAAGTTATGCAATTGATGGTTTTGAAGGTGCTAAACGCTGCATTAACGAAAACATGCTTGACGAGATTGACAAACGACGCGCTCGGGCGTATACGGCAGATTTTAGAAAAAAGCACATCAAGGACCCATACTCATACCCAATCAACTGGCTTATTAGAAACCTGATTCTTAATGAGATAACAGTTTCCGCAGCAGCACCAGTGGGGCCAAAAACTAAAGCACATACACTTAGGGCGAAAGCAGCCGAGCAGGAGTTAAATAATGAACAATATTGAGATGGTTCCATTCTCGGAGTTACAAGTGGCCTCATTTAAGGCTACGTACATGCTGCGACCTGACCTTCTTGCGCTTTCTAGGTCTTTGATGGATTTTGGGTTTATGTTGCCAATAGTTGTACAAAAAGACACAAATATCATTATTGATGGAAACGAGCGATTTATGCTTGCTACCAAAAACAAGCACGTAAAGAGCCTCATGAAGGATGATTGTCCTGTCATTTATGTTGAATGCGACAGTCTTGACGCTCAATTCATGCATCTTAGGCTTAACCGTTCTCGGGGAAATCTTCTTGCTAAGCCAGTATCTAGCATTGTTAGGAATTTAATTAATTCAAAAAAATACTGTAAAGAAGATTTTCAAGAACTCCTACAGATGCATCACGACGAGTTTCACTTAATGCTTGATGGGTCCCTGCTTAAACATCGTAAAATTTCAGAACACAACTATTCTCGTGCATGGGTTCCAGTTGAAGCAGACGCGAAAGCAACGGAATTACAGGTCGCTATTGAGCGTCCACCAAATGCCGATAGGTGATTAATGGTACAATTTGCCGAGCACCCAATTCAAGGAGTTAAGTAATGGACGTACCAAAAACTGGTTTTTTAAGAAGAGTTCTAGGAGCCGAACGCGCCGGCCGTGTTCGCCGTACTGCTCGCTCCATTCTCCAGACAGGTCGCAGGCGCTTGGGTAGAGGCGGCGTTCAGGGCGAACGAGCCAGAGACATTGTAAGAGAAGGTGGTCGTGCCATCTTCCGTCGTGGTCGTCCTGGAAGATAATAGACAAATCCCCAAGGGGTAAACAATGCTAGTTGAAGTACGAGACCTCGTAACATACATGGACATATCGCTGTCCCTTAGGCAGCAAGACGCTGCTGAAATTGTGCTGTCCGGACTTCAAAGCGAATTAGAATCATACCTAAGAAGACCAATTGAAGTGGTTGAGTTTGTTGAGGAGTATAAAGTTCCCACTACTCACAACGCCATACCAATGTCTTCATTTTTTTACCAAAGTAGTCTTGAGTCTTCTTTTTATACCGCCAACGGCAACTCAAGTCAATCTTCAATGAACTACGCAATGCCGCCAGAAACTATCTATCTGCGTAATTCTCCCGTTGCCCGAGTATTAAGTGTTCAGATACAAAACCAATGGACAACACCTACATACCTGGGTGAAGCGGTGAGCAGGGAAGCAACTGTTACCTCGGCGGCAAAGGTTGGAACAAAAATAACTTTTACTGCCGCTAATCACAAATTTACAGTCGGTCAGTATGTGACTGTTACGGGCATTACGCCTATTGGTTACAATGTTCTAAATAAAAAAATTACAGAAGTTACTACAAATACGTTTGTTGTTGTTGTTGAGGCTGGCGCTTTATCCGCCTATGTTTCTGGAGGTTTTGCAGAGGCAATAGGTAGCAACTACACAGTAAGAAGATACGGAATAGACATTTTCAACATTGTTGCTGACGATACTGTAACGATTACCTATGAGGCCGGATTGGATGGAGCCTCAATACCAGTATTCAAACTTTTGATTCTCAGAGCAGCAACTAGGGAAATGCAGAACATGCATGATGACGTTGTCGGTATTAAAGACCTAGAGCCAAGAAATGTCGCTCCACTTGAAACAGGATTTACCGACAGAGAACTAATGTCTGTTAAAAAATACAGAAGAGTCAGGGTTGCGTAAAATGCGCGTACGGGTTGAAGTAAACACGAACGATGCACAGGAACTCCTGCAAGACGTAAGAGACAGAGTGGAAGACTTGCGCCCTGTTTTTAGAAGAGCAAAAAAAGATTTATCAGACATCTACACAAAACATTTCTTATCTAACGGCAGTGGTAAATGGGCTCCGTTAGATGCTGAATACGGAGCATGGAAGTCTGTTCGTTTTCCGGGTGCGCCAACACTTGTTAGGTCTGGTGGCTTGTTTAAAAGTATTGAAACATTTTCAGTTAGCGAAATAAATCGTCAATCAGCAAGATTTGGTACCGACGCACCAGTAGCGAAATTTCACCAATACGGAACATGGAGCATGCCAAAGCGTGAGATTATTTTTGAGCCACCGATGTTTGCAAAGAAACTGGCTAAAGACGCTGAGCGATACATTGCCGAGGGTAACTAATGGAACTGATGTACGGTGCTCAATTTGCCAAGGATTATGTTAATTCTTACCTCAGTGATGATATTCCTATAAGAATTATTGACTACAGAAACGGTTGGAATGCAGACGACGAGCAACTCCCGACTCCAGTCAAGTTTCTTACTTACGAGCCGATTGCTTTAGACGAATGGCCAACAATAATAACCGTTGTCATGTCAACCAACAGGATTGAAAGAATTGGATATTCTGGCTCAAACCCCCTCTACAGGGTTAACTACACAATGCGCACCTACGTATGGGTTAGAGATGTTGGTTCCGCAGAAACAACACTAATGAGAGACAGATTCACGACGGTCGTTAGGTCGGCTCTTTTAGATTACCCATGTCTAAAAGCAACAGACCCACAAGAAACGTTTCGCTTGCAGATAGACGAAGGCTCAATGCAGGAACAATTTTCTGACTTAACGCTCCTCAAGGGGGACAGAGTCCTTGCTGGGGCATACATATCTTATGACTTATCTATTGACGAAGTTGTTGACAGAAGACCACTCGCTGATGCATCTTCTGTTGTAATTGAATTTAGTAATCTAGACTTAACGCCGTAAATAGTGATGTACACTAATTAAAGTCAATCAGGAGCAAAAATGACCCATTCACACAAAGTTGAAAAAATCAAAGGCCAATCCGACTTTGAAAATCACGGCTCTGGACATATTGTTGTCAAGAATATTTCCGGAAGAAATATAACTATTGGTTTGCCCCCTGTTTTGCTGTATCCGGAGGATGAAGCATTTGCTTGCGACGACAACCCGGAAATCCTTTTTGCCATAAAGTCTTACAAACTTGAAATTGTCAAGACAGAAGAAACAAAAGAAAAATCCAAAAAAACAAAAATTGAAGAAACAAAAGTTGAAAAAGTAAAAGAAGAAACTTTAACAACAGTTGCAGATTCTACCGAGCAAGTTTCTGTACAATTAGACTTGCCAGACGACAGTAAGACGCTTAACAGCGACGAACTTTAAGACACGGAGGTCACATGCCAGGCGTAACAATTACTACAGCAGTTAGAACAGGTCCTACAAGCACAACAGTGCGCGCTTCGTCGCAGGCATTTTTCGTTGGACTCGCTGAGCGCGGTCCTGCTGATGAGGCAGTTCTCGTAACAAGCCTTGCAGAGTTTGAAGAAACATTCGGTGGATATGTAACATATGCATACCTTCACCCAACCGTTCAAACCTTCTTTGAAGAAGGTGGCACACAGTGCTACATCGCAAGAGTCGTAGGACCTGGCGCAACTTCGGCACAAGTCCTTCTTAACGTAGGTGGTGTAGGTGGTGCTAACTGTATTCGCCTTACGGCAAATGGCCCTGGTACATGGGCACACGATATGGATATTGAAGTTGTTGCTAGTGGCTCAAGTAAAAATATTAAGTTGTACTACAACGATGTTCTTGTTTTTGCAACAGGACTCAAGTCAACAACGTTGCAACTAGTTACCGCAATTAATAGTAGTGCCATTGCCTCAAAGTACATGACGGCTGTAAAGTTGACAGACGGAATGCCAGAAGTCAGTGCAGTAACAGCGTTTGGTGCTGGAACTTTTGTTGATGGTGATGACGACAGAACTGAAAACACGGTTGATACTACATTCACAGCATTTTCTACTGCTCTTTCTTTGTTCAACGATTCTTTTGGACCTGGTGCAGTTTCTTGCCCAGAGACAAACGCAATCAACGCAGACCTAATTGCTCACGCAAACACATACAACAGAATTGCAATCTGCCACCTTGCAGAAGCAGCAACGGGAATTACCGCAGCAGCAGCATCACTTGCTGCTGAAACGGGTTCTGAGCATGCCGCCCTCTACTATCCTTGGGTTTACGTTCCAACAGACGTTGCTGGTGTAACAAGATTGATTCCACCAGATGGTTACGCTGCTGGAAAGCGTGCACTTGCACACAACCAGACTGGCCCTCATCAGCCATACGCTGGTCTTATCTCTGCTGCTCGTTTTGTTAGCGGTGTTGAAGTTGATGTCAATAGAACTCTTGGAGACTCGCTTGATACAGACTACGTAAACGCAATCAGAATTATTGCCAACACGGTAAGAATCTACGGAGCGCGTTCTCTCTCACTAGACACAGACAACTTCAGATTTATCACGACTCAAGACACAGTCAACAGCGTTGTTGCTGAGGCTAACGCCTCAATGGAAGACCTAATCTTCGCTGTTGTTGATGGTCGCGGTGGTTTGTTCTCCTCAATTGAGGGAAGACT